TTAACACCAGACACGATTAATTCATGGTTTGAATACGAATTAGAAAAGCAGGCTGAAAAACTTGAGAATGAACATCAAAAGAGAAAGGAGTCTGAACTTAGAATCAGGGGATTTATTGAAAGAGTTGTAATTCTTTACCAAATTCCAAATTGGGGCGCAAAGAACGCAATCATACTGAGCGAATGGATAATGGACAATTACAAATTTGAAACATTGGAAACTATTAAAAGTTGTTTATTGAATCCACCACCAACAAAAGACCCTAACTGGAGATTAACACCAGACACGATTAATTCATGGTTTGAATACGAATTAGAAAAGCAGGCTGAAAAACTTGAGAATGAACATCAAAAGAGAAAGGAGTCTGAACTTAGAATCAGGGGATTTATTGAAACCACAACCAATGAACCGGTAACTCCTGAAACACAGAAATTGATTGATGAGTATATGGAGTCAATTAAGAACATGCAAATTAAATCCGTTAGGCCCATGACAGATGAGGAAGTAAAGCGTGAAGGTGCTCAGGATTACGATTCATACAAGCAATGGAAGAAAGACAATGGATTCTACCGATAGACTTAAGCAACATCATGAATATGTTTTTAAGTGCCAAGAGTTGCAAGTTAGGGAAAGGCATCCAGAATGGACGGATGAACAGGTGAAACAAAGGTGTGATGAATTACGTGAATACATATTATACCGTGAAGAAAACAGGGAACTGCCTGAATACATTGCAAAGTATTGGAAGAAGAAAAGAAGAAACTAAACACCACCAAACCATGAACGTTCCAAAGCATTTCCAAAACCTTAGATACGAACCAAACAAGCGATCAAGGCGCAACCACACAAAGAGGCGGTTGATGCTGATTCTTAAAATTGTTCTGCTTCCCTGGTTCCTTGTGGCCATGTATTTATTTACCGGCTGGCTGGGATTTCATGACTGGGTGGATAAAGTTTTTGAAAGCCCTTGGGTACAGCTAGGATTTGTGTTAAGCCTTGTAAGTTTATCGGCAATTTTGTACTTTAGTCGCTGGGTAAAACGGCAATGAACAAATTCAAAGAAGAGCCAAAGTGGGTTAATGATTATAACAGTTACAAAAAACCTAAGCGAATGAAACACAAACCCCCCACCATACTAAAAGAAGGAGAACCCTACAGGCATAAGAAGGAGCCGGATTTCAGCTTTGTATTCACAGGCGTATACTACGACCCTAACCGGAAGAAGAAAAAAGTAGAGGCTTACAAGCGATACGATGAACGAAGGAAAGGACGCAAGAGATTAAAAGATAAAATATGAAAACAAAATCTGAAATAGTACAAAGACTTATTGAAGAAAAACACATTGATGCAGAGGAGGCGGTAATACTTTTGATGATGACTGAAGTAAGATATATTCAACCTGATAACAGGTATTTCCCATACATTGAAAGTCCGTATTTACCACCGTATAAAGTTACTTGTAATGAATTTTTTACTGGCTATGTTACAGAAAGGAAAGAAACTATTTAATGTGGTATCCTAAAAAACATACTAACAAATCCTTTGACAGTGATGGCAACGCCTATACCCAGCGAGATATTGACCGCAAGCGAAGTGAAGCCTACAGGGACAAATATCAATCAAACCCCGTATTCTTTTGCGAGGGGTGCGGTGGTAGGGCGCAATGCTCGGCACACATTTTACCTCAAGCACGTGCGAAACGGTTAGGAAAGACTGAGTTAATTTGGGATCATGATAATATTTTCCCGTCTTGTTTCAGGTGCAACGACATCGCAGAGAACGTTTCAAGCGAGGCAATAACCAAGCTACGGAACTACCAAAGGATAAAGGAATTTTTAACTAAACACGACCCTGAGAGGGCAAGTAAATTATTAGCCTAAAATGTTCACTAATACGGAAAATATTTTTAACTTTACGAGTGCAAAGTCTAAGTTTCCAGGGAGAGCTAATCCTTGTGAATCTTTTCAAAATCAGGCCAGATTGAGTAATCAGTCTGGCCCTTTTTACCGACCCCGAACTTTACGCTAAATTTACGGTATGAAAGACGAACCAATTTACAGAGGCATTTACCTACATTCATTCTTTATCGGTGTAGGTGTAGGTGTTTTAATTTGTGGTTTAATATTACTCAGTTTATGATCTACCAAATAGCCCTAACCCTAGTCATGCTCTCCTCAGCGATAGCCAGCCCTATACTCCTTTACCGCATTTTCAAGGAATTAAAGAAGATACGCAAACAAAACGTTGCAAATAACAAATCAAATGACTAATTTTACAGCGCACGAAGTTTAAGGTAACCGAAATTCGATGAAGGAATTAGCACATAGCGCAAACTAAAAACGGAACCACTCAGGGCAAGCCCTTTAAATCGCTTGCCTTTTTGTTTTGTAACCTCAAACAAAATGGATAACATCACAAAGCAATTAACAGACGAGAAAGCCAAAGTAGAGGCTGAAATTAAACAGCATAAAGATAAAATTTTCACCTTAACCGCTAAGTCAAAGCAGCTACAAAAAGCTATTGACACACTTAATCCAATCACCGAAAATCCAATTACCGATAAAGATGTTTATGGCTCTGATAGTATGTATTGAAAAAAAGCCCCAAATGACTTTGAAATCAAATGAGGCTTAGCTATCTTTATATCGTTCAAAATGTAAAGACGATGCAAGATACAGAAGAAATTTGGAAAGATGTGCCTGGGTATGAAGGTGAGTACCAAATATCCAATTTAGGCCGAACAAAGGCATTACCTAGACTTGTAAAAATGCCTACAGGAGTCTTAAGAAAAGAACCTGGTCAAATCACTTCTCACACAAGTAAAAGATACTGTACAGTTGATTTATCTGGGAAAAGTTTCACCGTACACAGGTTAGTCGCAAACGCCTTCATTCCAAATCCAGAAAATAAACCAGAGGTCAACCATCGGGATGGCAACAAAAGAAATAACGTTGCAAGTAATCTTGAGTGGGTAACAAGGAAAGAAAATATTGACCATGCTTTTAAAAATGGGTTAAAGCCAAATTTAAATGTAAGACTTAGTAAAGAATCCGTAAAGGAAATAAAGGTACTTATACATTCAAATAGAGTTGTAGACGTAGCGTATAAGTACGGTGTATCTACAAACGCAATCCACAGAATAAAATCTGGGAAAACCCACAGCAATCCAAATAATGTATGATACTCGAATGCCAACTTGAATGGAGATATTACGACACTCCAAGTAATTTAATAATGCCATGGTACACCCTACCAACACTTCAGTGGTTAAAGTCGATTGATATTTCTAATTGGAAAGTCTTTGAATATGGGGCAGGATATTCTACTATTTGGTGGAGACTTCACGCAAAAGAAATCATAAGCATTGATAATAGTAGGGATTGGGCATTAGCTATAGGTGCTATACATGAAGAAGAAAAAAACGAGTATATAACGGAGATGTCTTTGTGTGGTCAATTTGATTGTGTTATAGTTGACGGAGCATGGAGGGAAGATTGTGCAAGGTTCGCCAAGGACTACATTAAATCAGGGGGTTACATGATTATTGACAACTTTGGACAAGAGGACTTTCCACAGGATTATTGTGATAGGATTTCTGAAGATTTAAAAGAATGGACTCGTGAAGTTTATAAGCAGGAAAATCACAGTCAATGGGTGACCGCAGTATTTAAAAAACCATGAGACTATTAATAAAATATGCAACTAGAGGCAGACCGATTTGGTTTAAGAAAGTTATTGAAAATATTATATCAACGATTTCAACTACAGATTTTAAAATATTGGTTAGTGCTGATTCGGATGATGCTTCAATGAACAATCATGATATAAAAAACTTTGTATCTACATTCGTTAACATCCAAATTTTCTACGGTGACTCAAAGAGTAAAATTGAAGCCATTAACAAGGACATGGAGTATTCAGGAGAATGGGACTTACTGATAAATATGTCTGACGATATGCACTTTGTAGTCAAAGGATGGGATATAAAAATGGTTGATTGTATTACAAAAGTTTGGGGTTATTCTCTTGATTTCTTTGCACACTTCAATGATGGATATGTAGGTGAAGCCTTGCCAACGATGTCGATCATGGGCCGTACTTATTACGAGCGTGACGGATACATTTACCATCCTTCCTATAAATCTTTTTCTTCTGACGCGGAGGCAATGTATGTCGCAATGATGCGCGGTAGGCATCACTATTTCAAAGATGTTTTATTCTTACATCAAAATCATAAGAACAGACCAGCCCGTAATGATAAAACGTATACAATCAACTCAAAGCATACAGCGCACGATACAAAGAACTATTTCCAGAGGCTTACCAGATACTTTGATGAACCTATAGGCCGTCAAATTTTAAAAGCCAGACCAGAATTAAAGCAGTACTTATGAAACTTGCAATATTAATTCCAACAACTCCAGACCGTCAGCCGTTACTTGAAAGGTTAGTTAAAGAACTTGACAGGCAGATAGGAGATCAAGATGTAAAGGTAATTATCAATGAAAGTCCTTTAGCTACCGATGGAGGTGGAACCACAGGCGCAAAGAGAAACGAATTAATACAATCGGCAATAGAATTAAATGCCGAATGCTTTGCGTTCTTTGACTCTGATGATATGCCTGGGCCTACATACATTAAGCGAGGGTTGGAGTTTGTTGATAGCGGTCTGGATTGCGCTGAATTGTGGGGGCAGATATATTTTTCAGGTAAGAAGGGCAATCCTTTCCATCATTCCATTATTCACAATCACTGGTATCAGGATAGAAGATACTACTACAGGAATCCAAATCATCTTAACTTTCTTAGAACAGAAAAGGTAAAAGGGATTAAGTACAAAGATATTACAATAGGTGAAGATGGACAGTATAGTATTTCCCTGCAGCAATCAGGAGTTTTGCAGACAGAATATAAAATACCGGAAATCATTTATCACTACTATGCACGATGAAATTAATTAGCTACAGCCTTTTCAATCACCCATCATCTGAGAACTTTGAAAGGATGGCATACATACGAGGGTTTTATTTTAATGCCCGTATGAATAATTTACTTTATCCTGATTGGCGCACTCACTTAGAAGTTGACAAAATCACCTATACAGAATATCAGGGTCTTTTTGATTGGCTGGTTTCAAACAATAATCTTGATCTAAAGGTAAACGATGCCATGCCTAAACTATGCGAGGGGATGTTATGGCGTATGGCCCCGATATTTACTAACGATGTAAGCCATGTACTGTGTAGGGATACAGACGCCATCACTACTTATCGGGAGGCGTGGATAGTACAGCACTGGATAGAATCCGGTAAGGCAGTACAGGCAATATTAGACAATAAAGCCCATAGTGGATTGATGGGTGGAATGATTGGGGTAAATACTTCTAAGTTCAAAGCCTTAACTGGCTATCAGTCATTCGATCAAATGATTTCAGGATTGGATTTATGGCAGCGTGGGAGTGATCAGCATTTTTTGAATCAGGTTATAAACCCAAAAGTAAGGGGTGATTTAATGGTTAGTAATGCATTACCGGCTATTGATTTTAAGGGTAACTTGCCACAAGTGAACGCTAAACTTTGGGAGAGCAATTTAACATGTAGACACGTGGGGAGCGCGGGGGTAGTTGATATGGAGGTGCTAAGATTCTTCAAAAGATTTGATGAATACAATTGGAAGTACATACCGATTGAAAAAGAGTTCCATAAAGTATTTTACTGGCAGTTATGAAAAAATATATAGTCCTTTCCGTTAACGATAACCTTGAGTATCTCTACTATCTCCCGCTAACCTGTTGGGCTTGGCGTAAATTCGGATGGGAGGTTATTGGGTTTGTTTCAGAACCACATGATAAAGCATGGGGATTGATAACTGACACATGTGCAGCCAATGGCATAGAAGGGACTATTCATGGGGTATATGCAATGGAAGGTTATAAATCTGAAACTATTGCCCAGGTAGCCCGTCTATACGCTGCATGTGTTAAAGAAGGGTATTTGATGACCGGAGACATTGATATGATTCCACTCTCAGATTATTGGAAGTTTGATGAGAACGAAATAACTACATGGGGGCATGACTTAACAGCCTATCAGCATTATCCTATTTGCTATATTGGTATGCCATCGACAAGATGGGTAGAGGTAATGGGATTACGAAATAAAGATTTTCACACACTGATAAATGAAGATTTAGATTCAATGGTTAACGCCAAGTCAGAGGATTCAGTTAAGCGGTGGGTGGTAGATCAGGACTTGATTACGCAACGACTGAACGACACGCAATTTAATAAGATTGCAGTTAAGAGGGGATCATACAAAAACGGTTATCCTATTGGAAGGGTTGACCGTAGTGCATGGACGTTGAAACATGATGTATTTATTGATGCGCACTTACCAAGATCAGCGTATAATGATGCCCATAATTTTAAATTAATTATGAACTTACTACACAAGATTTGGCCTGAAGAATCTTTTAAGTGGTTTGCTTTGTATACGGAGAATTTTCGTAAATTAGCGCATGGCTAAATTAAAAATAAACTCAGTGAAACATGGTTCTGTAGAAGTGCTAGTTGATGCAGTCCAGTTAAAAAGATTAAAAAAGCATACTTGGTCAGTGACAAAAATAGGGATAAACCTATACTCATTAACCTCTGTTATAAAAGACGGCAAGTATTCTAAAATGTACATGCACAGATTTATAACTAATGCTCCTAGTGGATTTGTAGTTGACCACATCAACCACAACACACTAGATAATCGTAAAAATAATTTAAGGGTATGTACCACATCAATAAACTCACTAAATAATAGTAGAAAAACCAAATGCGGATTTGCTAATGTTAACAAGGTAAAAAACAGATACCGAGCTATGATACATGTTAATGGGAAGGCGATGCATGGTGGATATTTCAACACGGCTGAAGAAGCCTTTGATAAGGCAGTTTCAATGAAACAAAAAATATATTCTGAATTTAAAGAGTTAGCTAATGGATGATTTAGTATTTGTTTCGGTTGCTTTTGGGAAGGCTTATTTAGATCAGCAGACTAGGTTAAAGAAGTCAATACTTGATTTACTGCCTAATGCTAATATTTTATTTTACTATGACTGTATGCCACTAGGGGCGAGGTCTATGGAGAAATCGCTATATGGGTTCAAGCCACACGCAATAGCAGAAGCAAAGAAGAACTTTAAAAAGGTGGTATGGTTAGACCCCGCTATGATTTTAATCGACCCAAATCTTGATGACCTCACTAGGTTTCCACTTGCTGCCGTTCGGGATGATCACAAGCTAAATCCTTTTATTTCTGATCAGACGTTAGCCAGTTATGGAATAACAAGACAACAGATTCACCATGTTCATTTAGTTGGGGGTAGCCTGTATTATTTTGATTTCAGAATACAGGTAGTGGAAGACGTTTTTAACATGTGGTTAGAAGCAGAAAAAAGAAATTTATACGATGGACAAGGCCAGAAGCACACGGGAGCAACAAGGGGCCACCGTAATGATGAGGCACTGATGGCACTGGCAATGTTTATGAATAATGTGGTTCCCGTTTCGGGAAGTGATGTAAGATATTGTACTGAAAATAATCCGATGTTTATTAAAAAGCATTTCAAATGATAAGCGTAGTACACGAACACTCAGTCGATTTGGATTTACTCCCACCAATGGCTAATATCCTTGACATTGGTTGCAGAGGCTTTTTGTTTACTGATCACATGCGATCGTTAGGCCATAAGGTCACTCCAGTTGACATAGATGACTTTCCTGATAGGACTTATTACAGGCTAGCTATCACAGGCCAGGACGGTAGGGTAGGCATACACCGCAATAGCGACCCACAGGCGACACGGGTAAAGCAGGGTAATGAATTACTATCAATGACCCTTGAAACGTTCTCTAATAGCGTAGGGATTGAAAAATGGCATTTAATAAAGTTAGACGTTGAAGGGGCAGAGTACGATATAATTATGAACCTAAAGAAAGCACCGGCAGAACAATTAAGCATTGAGTTTCACCTTCATACAGGTATCTACGGACAAACAGAGGTGAAGCAAATGGAGGAAAAGTTGAGGAGGATTGGGTATACATTTGCGAGCCACAAAATGAGTGCGAGGCATGGATGTGGAATGAATTATTGGGATTCGTGTTTTATTTTAGAATGATGGAATTAGTAAACGATCAAATACACGACCCTGCATTTCAAAAGTTATGCACTCATATTTGGAGTTCTCAGAAAACCGATGAGTATATAAATTCAGTCATAAGAGATCACAACCCTAATCTTAAAATAGTCTACAAATCAGATAAGGTAACTGAAAAAACAGGGGTTATCTTTGTTGGCTTAAACCAGCTTATTGAAGATTTCTTTAGTAAGGTAACCCGTGAAACTGATTGGATTGTGATACATCGCACCAATGATAGATCATTTACGGAGGATATGTATAGAAATAAACCCGCAAACGTTAAGCATATTTACACAGTATATTGCGCAGTTAATTATCCTGATGTTTCTGCATTACCTGTAGGATTTTCCACAATTGGAGGTGAAGATGAGATTATTAAAAGCGTTGCCAGTGAAGAAGTAGAGCCAGCAAAAACAAAGATTTTTGTTAGATATAATTACAATAATTCAGGATATACGGAACAAAGAAAAAAATCTATACCTGTCTTAAAAACAAAGAGTTTTGTTAAAGTGGTAGAGGATCAAATGCCTGTGGATGAATTTTATAGGCAAATTAAAGCACATCAATTTACCATGAGTTTAAAGGGTTGCGGTTATGACGCTTGTCGTACATGGAATGCGATTGCGCTAGGTTCAATCCCTATCGTGACTGATTGTATAGAAATGAGGCACTTTGAAGATATGCCAATAGTTTATTGTCCTCAGCACATTGCAGATGAAATAACACCTGAGTGGTTAGATAGGATGGCAGAATCAGTAAAAGGTAAAAATACAGAAAGAATGAGAATGAGTTATTGGACTAGTCACTTAGCTAATAAAAGGCAGGAATGCGGAATATAGAAAAATGATAATCGGTAAGGGATCACTCGCTAAGATGTTAAACGACCGTGAGGGGGCTATCTTCTTTGCGTCTGGGGTTAGTAATAGTAAATCGGTTAATGATGAGCAGATACAAAGGGAAAAAGAACTGCTAAAGGTATTCTTTAATTCTTACCTCTCACTTTTCTACTTCAGTTCGATTGATGTTTCAACAAAGTCATCAAAGTACTACGATCATAAGTTCGCTATGGAGTTGATGGTTAAAGACAACTTTGAAAACTACAACATAATCAGGATAGGAAACATTTGGGAATGTACCAACCCAAACACGTTTATTAATTACATGAAGGCACATCCAGAAGCCGAAAGACTTGATCAATACCGCTATATGATAAGCAGGAAACAATTATTACTACTAACCGATAATCTTCCGTTAACCGGAAAGAATGAAATATCAGCATTTGGGGAGATGAAAAAAGTTAAAGACTGTCTATGATAAAAGAGGATTTTCTAAAGAATATAGGTAATTGGTCTAATCATAGGCATCTACTTTACCCAGCACTTGAAGCAACAAAACATTTAAAACTTCCTGTGTTAGAGCTTGGATGTGGTGATGGTTCAACGCCCTACCTTCGTGCCTACTGTAAATACAATGATCTTGAATTATTTTCATACGACTATGACAAGAAATGGGCTGATAAATTCGGGGCCATGCACGTAACTAGCTGGGAATCACAGGTAGCATGGAGAAAGGAATACGGGGTAGTTTTGATTGATGAGTCCCCAGGCGAACACCGCAAAGTAAGCCTTAACAAATTACTACACGCAAAAATAATTGTGATTCATGACTCAGAGCCGGTAGGATGGAATGCCTCAAATTATGAAGTAAGGCCGTTATTTCGTAAATTTAAGTACATGAAAGACTTACAATCAGAAGAAAAAGGTGGTGCTTGGTGTAGTGTATTGAGCAACTTTATAGACGTATCAAAATTTTAAACTATGTCTCCAGGTGAAAAGGCAGCAGAGTTAATGAGTTTGTTTTTACCGCTAACAGGTAACGCCCAAGACTCGGCCGAATGCGTTAAGATTGTTTGTAGTCAAGTTAGAAAGTCATGGATATGGGCAGAACCAGACGCACCAATACATGAATTTTGGTCAGAGGTTTCTAAAACAGTAGATAATAATCCTTCATCAAAGTGATTAGTTTAATTCATCCGTCAAGAGGTCGCGCAATACAGGCCATCGACACCGCAAACAAATGGATTCAGAATGCTGGGATGAGGGTTGAACATATTCTAAGCATTGATAAGTTTGACCCGATGCGAAGTTACTACAGGGCAGTAGACAGGTTAATAATCAACGACAATAAGAACGTAGTAGAGGCAACAAACCAAGCCGCTAAATGTTCCACAGGGAACATACTGATTTACCTATCAGATGACTTTGACTGCTTCCCTGATTGGGCTATCCGGATAACAGAAATAGCCTCACAGTATACAGGGCAATGGGTTTTGAAGGTCAACGATGGGATAGAACGCATTCCTAAACTGCTCACCATCCCCATAATGTCCCGCGAACTATACGAACGCCTGGGGTATTTCTTCCACCCATCCTACAGGAGCATGGTAGTAGACAAAGACCTATACTACACCTGTGCAAAACTAGGGGTAATAAAGTTTCACATGGACGTAACATTTAAACACCTCCACCACTCTACGGGAGCCTGTAAGAATGATGAAACATACCGCAGGAGTCAAGCCAACATAACACAAGGAAAGAAAACATTCTACCACCGTAAACGCAATGGATTTGTATGATCGATTTAGTATACTGCATTGGTAAGGGGTCACGCTGGCAAAACAACGAAATCCGATTCAGCCTAAGATCAGCCCAGACACATCTCAAAAACTTCCGCAACGTATGGGTAATAGGTGATTTACCCCCATTCCTACAGAACGTTAACCACATACCGGCAAAGGATGATCAAACCATCCACGAAGAAAACGTAAGGAGGAAGCTATTAAAAGCCTGCAACCATCCGGAAATATCGGACACTTTCCTTTTTCTAAACGATGACCATTTCATCCTAGCCGATTCAGACGCAACCGAATACCCATACCTCTACAACTCAACAATAAGAGAAGCTATAAAAAACAGGGGCATGGACAATCACGGGGTAAGATTCCAGAACACACTAAAAGCACTAGAAGCTAAACTACTTCCAACAAAGAACTTTGAACTGCACTTTCCAATAAGATTTGAAAAGGACAAATTCAAAGAAATACTAGGAGAACTACCACCTAAACACCTGGGCTATAAACTACGATCATTATACTGTAACACGTTAAACATAGAAGGCAAAGAGATCAAGGATTGTAAGTCGCGAGAAGTCCCCTTGGAAAAACAAATCTGCTTTAGTACCTTGCCCATCGTTCAGCTTGGGGTACAGGATTGGTTAAAAAAGAAATTCCCCAACAGAAGTATTTACGAGATATAGTGGAAACAGAAGCTAAAGTTGGAAGGCCCCCGATGTTTGAAAGCCCAGAAAAACTACAGGAAAAGATTGATGAATACTTTAAGGAAGGTGTAACAGTCAAGAAAGTAGTAATAGGAAAGGCTCCAAATAACTACACAATAGATGTAGAAGTACCAACTATCTCAGGACTAGCACATTACATAGGTTTTGAAAGCCGTCAATCGTTTTATGACTATGAGAATAAGCCAGAATTTACTTACACTATTAAAAAAGTAAGGCTTTTCATTGAGCAACACTACGAAGAAATGCTTCAGACAGGTAACACAATAGGCGCAATCTTCGCCCTCAAGAACTTTGGTTGGAACGATAAACAACAAATACTTCACGAAGGCATACCCGAAAACAAACAACCTTTAGCCCCAGTGATAAACGTTTACAACACAGCCCCCCCGTTAGCTCAATCAGAAGAATCAATAAGTGAATGACGGATTATTTAATGTTAGCCCAGTATTCCAAGCAATCTTCGAAAGTGAAGCAAAGCTAATAATCCTACAGGGTGGTACATCAAGCACCAAGAGCATCAGCGCACTTCAGGACGGGATAGTTTATGCCATCTACAATACAAATAAGATCATCACAGTAACGGGGGAATCAATCCCCAACCTAAGAAAGGGAGCCTACAGGGATACCGAGTGGCTTTATTCTTTGTCTCCTGAATTTCAAAGACAGGTAAAGTTTTGGAATAGATCAGACAGGGTAATAAACTTTTACAGTGGGTCAAAGATTGAATTTATATCCGTAATGGATGAGCAATCGGCTAAATCCGGAAAGAGAGATAGGTTAATAGTCGATGAGGCAAACGGATTGCACTGGGCTGTATTCTTTCAAATGGCCATCCGCACTAGGGAAAAGATAATAATAAGCTACAATCCCTCTGCTCCGTTCTGGGCACATGAAAAGCTAATAGGCACAACTCCAGATAGTAATGATCTTTCGGCAACGGTACAATTAATAATAAGCGACCATAGGCATAATCCATTCCTAACACCTGACGAACATCACAAGATAGAGGGCATTAAGGATAAGGAACTTTGGAGGGTGTACGCCAGGGGCATGACAGGAAACCTAACCGGATTAATCTATCCTAACTGGAAAATGATACCAGACAAAGACTTTCCTTGGGATGCTGATAATAAATTTGGGGCGTTAGACTTTGGGTATACCAATGACCCCACAGCAGGGAGCAGGATGTGTAGGATAGCCAATAAAATATTTGTGCATGAGTTGTGTTACACTCCAGCAGTCACAGCTAATCAGTTATACCAACTATATACAGCCAGTGGATTCACCCAAGATGATCCGGTTTACTGTGAGCATGACGGGGATATGATAAGGCAATTAAGGCAGTTAGGATTAATGGCAATAGCGGCCAGAAAGGGGCCAAATTCAATAAAGCCAGGTATTTCAAAGGTTAATGAATATGAGGTGTACTATACCGAAAGCTCAAAGAATATTGACTATGAACGTAAGAAGTATATGTGGATGATCGATCCCGAAACAGGAAGGCCAACAAATACACCTGTTGACAAAGACAATCACTGCTTTATCGGCTCAACATTGATAGAAACCAACAGAGGATTAAAAAGAATTGATTCAATTAAAGAGCGTGATTTTGTTCTCACTTCCGATGGATATAAGGAAGTTTTAATATCATGGAAT